ATGCGCGCCGGCCCGCCGTTGGTCTGGCCGTACTTCACGCGGTCCACCAGATCGCGATGGTCCACCAGCTTCAGCCACACCGGTTCGGACAGCACCAGCGTGTTGGCCGGGTATCCGGTGGCCTGCTTGATGGCGAGCTTGCCGGCGCGGATGTCCTCAATCGGGTTCGACGCCGGATCGTTCCATTGCAGGAACTGGCTGCCGGCCGGGCCCGAGGCGACGCCCGTCATGTCGGTGCCCCACTTACCGCTCGTGAAGAGGTTCGCGGCGAAGATCTTCTCGCGCCGGATGAGCGCCTGCTGCGAGAGGAACTCGGTGGCGTCCCGATCCATGTTGAGCACGGCATCGGCGTTACCGCGCAGTTGGTCGGGGATCGGCTTGGCCTCGGCCCACACTTCAGCGAAGTAGGTGGGCGTGTTGTCCAGCCGGTAGCCCGTGCTGGCGGCCGGAGTGCCGGGCGCGCGCTTCTGCATCTGGTCGCGGAAGAAGTCGCCGCGATTGTAAACGTAGTAGCGGTCGCTCTGTTTGGCGACAGGAATCACGGGGCACACCTGCGCGGCCACGAACTGATCCTGCTGCTGGAGATACGCGATGCTGATCTGCGTCAGCGGCGTATTAACGTGAACATCACCGGGAGTCGGCGTGTACATAGGGTTTCATGCTCCTTTCGTTCGCTACCGCTGGAGGATCAGCAGCGCGGGAATGATGTCGTTGGCGACGCCGGCCGCCAGCGCCCGGGCAAGGATCTTGCCGCTCGATTGCGTCACGGCCAGGCCGCTGGCGTTCGCCTCAAGCAGCGCACCGTTGGCGACCGTGCCTCCCAACTGAATGCGCGCAATCTGTCCGGGCATGGTCTGCAGGGCGCACGCGCGTCCCTGCGCATCGGGCTTGTTCGCGATGACGCCGTCGGCGGCGAGCCCCGCGCCCACCAACGCCACCTGCCCGCTCGAATTGATCACGCCGAAATAGAACTGCTTTGCCGAGAGATCCGTGCTCGCGGGCACGGACACCGTTTGCGTTCCGACTTCAAAAGCCATCTCTGATCGCTCCTTTGCTGTGGTCTGGCTCGCTCAGTTCGGCCGCACAGCCGGTTTCTCAGCGAGGTACTGCTGGTAGAGAGCCGGATTCGCCTTCAGCGCCTCCGTGTACGCCTGCGCGAACGTGATGCCCTTCGACGCGGCGAGGTTGGTGGCAGCCGCGTTGAGTTGCGCCTCCGCTCCCACCGGAGCGGCTTGCACGTGCGACTGCACCGCCGTGCGTTGCGATTCCTGCGCCTTCGCGGCCAGCAGCGTTTCCCGAACCTGCGCCGGCGTCATCTTCTTCGAGATGGCCTCGGACAGGAAGTCGGGCTTGCCGGCCAGATTGCAGAGCGCGGCAATCTCCTCGTATTCCGCGCGCAGCCGGGCTTCAATGGCGGCGGCGTCGTGCGTCTCGGCCGCGGGTTTCGTTTCGACGGGCGGCGCCGGGGCGGCGGGCGCGTCTGCCGTTTGCGTTTGCACGTCTTCCATGGGGGATTCCTCCTTCGTGATGTGCGCCTCGGCAGACGCCGCGACGCGAACTTGCCTGGACACTTTCGCCGCTTCGGTTACCGCGGCGAGTGCATCTTCGTAGCTGCCAACCTGATCTGCGAGACCCGCGCTGATCGCCTTCTCGCCGAAGAACAGTCCGGCCTCGGTGTTCCGCACCAGTGCGGCCTTCATCTGGCGGTTCTGGCTGACCATGCCGACGAACATGTCGTAGAGCCGGTCGATCTCCAGTTGCAGGTCGTCTTTCGCCGAGTCCGTCAGCGGCTCGTGCGGGTTGAAGTCGTTCTTCTTCGCGCCGGCGAAGATCGCGGTGTATTTGCGGCCGGCCTTTTCGTCATAAGCGGACTGGTCAACATGGATCGCGATCACGCCGATGCTGCCAACTCCGCCGGTGCTGGTGATGAACAGCCGCTCAGCGCTCGATGCGATGGCGTAGGCCGCCGAGAAGGCGGAGTCATTCGCGACCGCATAGACGGGCTTGGCCTGGCGCGCGCCGTAGATCTCTCCCGCGAGATCGAAGAGACCGCCGACCTCGCCGCCCGGGGAATCCACGTCCAGCAGGATGCCCCGAATGCGCGGATCGGCCACCGCATCGCGGAACTCCGCGCGGATCATCTCGTAGGACTGCAAGCCGGACCAGGCGTCCATCCAACTGGCCTTCTTGACGAGCGTGCCGGAGACACCGATCACCGCAACGCCATCGGGAGTCACCTGATACGGCTTTGCGGAGAACAGACCGTCGTCTTCGGGATCGCCATCGTCCGGAGGCATGCGGGCGGCGATCACTTCAACGTCGCCATCCGTGAGGCCAAGCCGCGGCCCGATGGCCTGCAGAATCACGTAGAGCTTGCGCGGCCGGATCAGCAGCGGTTCGTCGAATACGCGCACGGCTAGGCGCGGCAGGTAGCTGGTCCTCACAGATTCGTCTCCTTCGTGGCCTCGTCGTCCGCGGGCTCGGCCTGCTGCGCGCCGCGAGCATCGGTGCGGCGCGGATCGGAGTCCAGGATCAGACCCAGCGAATCGGCGCGCTCGTTGTCGCGGGCGATCTGGCGATCCACCTCTTCCTCGTCCATGCCCATCTCGTTGATGGCCATGCCGCGCGATTTCAGTCCGGCGCGAATCGCGATGATTTCGGCCTTGACGTCCTTCTCGGGATCGACCCAGGCCCACTTCGGCGTGTGCCATTCGACGGCGAGGTAGTCGGCTCGGTTCGCCTGATAGTCGCGAGCATCCAACTGGCCGGCAAGCACCGCTTGCTCGATGAACGCCCGCCACGTCGGCCGGCAGAACTGGAAGATGAAGACGCCGTACTGGATCTGTTCGCACAGGCGCCGGAACGACAGGATGCCCGCGCGGATCGACGAGTAGTTCGTCTGCGACAGGTCGCCCGTCATCATGTCGTAGGGCAGGCCGAGCCCGGCGCCAATGCGCAGCAGCGTCTGCCGCTCGAAAGCCAGGTAGTTGCCGCCCACATCGGCGGGTTCGGTGAACCGGACATCCTCGCCCGGCTCCAACTCCTGCATGGTGCCCGCCTCGAGCGTGGCCACCTGCACGCCCGGCTCATTCCGCGCGGCGTCTCCGCCGGACTCGGTGGCTTGCTGGTCACCGGCGTTCGGAAAGAACGGGTCGTCCGGATTCGTACGGACGATGAACGCCATCATCATTGCCGCGAACTTCTTGCGCAGCAGTTCGGCGTCGTCGTATTGGTCGAGTTCCCACAATCGCACCAGCGCATTGGCCAACCACGGTACGCCGCGGATCTGCCCGGGCCGGAGCGGCCGGAACAGGTGCATCACTTCGTCGGCCGGCACGCGGACCAGATCGAGGGCGTTCGGGAAGAACAGGCGCTCGCCCGGGTGCTCCTTGTAGAAGTAGTAGGCTGCGCGCCGATTCCCGCCGTCGAACTCGATCGAAGACCGGACCACGTTGCCCGCAGGCGTCTCCGGAGTCGGCCGCGCCAGATAGTACGGAAGCTGTTCCGACTCGATCAGTTGAAGCTGCAGCGGGATCGCGAGGCCGTCCCGCATCGGGCGCGCGTACTTCCGCACGAAGCACTCGCCGCCTTCAACCATGGACCGGAACGCCAGCGCCTGAAGGCCATAGAAGTCCGTTGTGCCGGTCGAATCCGCCTCGCTTACCCAGGCAGACCAGAGCTTCTGGATCTTCGTCTTTGTCGCCTCGTCCGGGTGGAGCGATTGCGGCTTGACGCCGTTGCCGACGGCATTGCACACCCACTCGTCTACCGCCTTCGCCGCCCATCCGTCCTTCCGGACCAGGTCACGGGATCGTGCCACAAGTTGGTCCGCACTCTGATACCAGACCGAGTTGATGGCATCGCGCGTGGCCGACCAGGCCCCCAGGCGCCGCCCTGAAGTCGCGCCTTCGTACGGGAAACTCGACGCACGCCGAGCCGGAGGTCCGGATGGCGCGGTGCTGCCGCGCTGTGCGAACCGCGAGATGAGGGAACCTAGATTGAAGATAGACATCATTAGTGCGGAATGCTCGCCAAGGTCAGAATTGGCGAGCGCTCAGTTCATTCGGCGCGTTCACTTCGGTAAAGTGAAGACTTGAGGACCCGAACAATGCCGGAAGAGTCAACAGAACCGCTGATAGCTGACTGGGTTCACCTGCCCGTAAACCTTGAAGACCAGTCTTTGTGGGACTGCCTGCACGACGCTTCGCTGGTGTCTGTCCGTTCGGACCTCTTGGCTCGCACCGTCGCGCTGGAGTTCGAAATTGGGTATCTCCAAGAGTTCCACATGCTTCCGGCAGACCTACGCTTTCTCCTGCGATTTGGTGGCGCGCAGTCGGTTAGGCTCCTCCGATATGAGAGTTGGCCTGGCCCGTTTTCCGTACCGCCAGGCACTTCGAGGGCCGAGGAGTCGCGTCTCATTGCCGATTACCACGCGAAATCTCGACAAGAGTCCGGGGCGTGGCCCGACTTTGAGCGGCAAATCTCAGCCGAAAATTCTCTTGAGGTATTGGAGTCCGCCGTTGTCGAGAGCGCAGCAGGATCGGTTGCACTTCGGTTGGGCGGGATGCTCGATTCTGGCGGCTACCACGAGGTTTACATCCGCGCGGAGCGACTCGACGTCGAGCGCAGCGATCACGTGCCTCTTGGGATCGGCCAGTTCAAGGAACTCGGCGAGCAATACTGGACAGCATTTGCGCAGCGATCGAAAAGATAATCAACATTGGCGTACCGGTCCGTTAGAATCCTTTGCTGGAGGACAGCCGGTATTGCCGAGTGCGTTTGCCGGATTGCTGGTTCAACGAGTTCTGCACGACCGTGATCGCTCGCTGCAATTCCTGGACGGAGCGATACGTGATGCTGCGGCCCTCGTAAGTTACCGTCAGAGTGCCCGACGCCAAGGCTTCCTGGAGCGCTTCGAGTTGTGCCTGGGTGTAAGCCATCAGAGAAACCGTCCCCGAATCTTGCGTCCGCTTCGCCGCCGCTCTTTGCTAGGCTCCGGGTGCGGCGCAGGATGTTCCGCGCGACCCACTCGTTCTTCCATCGCCTCCCAGTGCTTCTCCTGGAAGCGGTCCAGGCCGACGCGCGCGGCGGCCGCGCGGGCGTAGACACGGCAGTCGAGGGCTTCATTGCGCTCACGCATCTTCTGCCACTCGTGCCGGCGATAGCCTTTGACGATCTTCGTCACCAACTGCTCGGCGGTGATCTGCTTGAAGAACTCCTCGCTGTACTTCGGGAAGTGGCAGTAGCCGGGCGGGAACGGCGTGCCGATGGCGAGGTCTTCATCCGTGGGCCGTTCGAGGCGCAGCCAGCGGTACAGTTCCTCCTTCGCCATGCCGGAGTTCACCGGCCAGACGCGCACGCCTCGCTTCAGTTTCGCGCCCAGCGGGCCCACCTCGACCGGTGATGCCGAGCCAACCAGTGCCGGCGCCCGCGAGCCGCCCTTGATCACCAGCACGTGGCCGCCCTGTCGCCGCGCCCACTGGTAGACCTCCGTGGTGGCGAAGCCCGAGTCCACTGCCAGTTGCAGAATCGGCAGTTCAATCCCGCTGGCGGCGGGGTACGTCTCGTTCAGCAGCCCGGTCAACTTCTCCCAGACCGGTGTGCGCGACGTGTCGCCTTCAAAGACGCGGTAATCGACGGACCACGATTCCTTGCCGCGCCCATACGCCACCACTTCCACTTCGATGCGGTCCTTCTGGACGTCCGCGCCGGCCACCAGGAACAGGCCGCCGCGCGGGACGGTGCTGATCTTGTAGCCTTCGCGACGGTCGTACAGCTTCTGCCAGTCGGGCGCCTCGCCGAGCAGCGTCCAGGTCTCGCCCAGGACGGTGTTGACGAAGACCTGAAGCAGGGCCGGGTTCTTCTGCGCCTGCTCGAACTGCTTGGCGGCGTCGGACCACGCGAACCACCCGACCGGCGAGTAGAGGCTCGACAGGTGAAAGCCCGCCGTCCGGCCATCGCCGGCGGCTCCGCGCCGCCATTCGCCGCGCGGCAGCATCCACTGCTTCTGGTGGTTCTGGATCTCCTGCCCGCAGTGCTCGCAGACGTAGACCGCCTTCTCCGTCGCGCCCTTCGGCCACCGCAACTGCGCGAACTTCAGAACCTGGAACTCCCGGCACACCGGGCACGGCAGCCAGAAGCGGCGCTGGTCGCTCTCTTCCCACGCGGCCTCGATCCGGCTCATCCCCGTGATCTTCGGCGTGGAGCAGAGGAACACCTTGCGGCGCGCGAAAGTGCGTGTGCGCGCCATGGCGAGGTTCACCGGGTCGCCTTCGCCCTCGACATCGCCCGGATACGCGTCCACCTCGTCCAGGAACAGGAAGCGCGCCGCCATCGAGCGCAGTCCCACTGCCGAGTTCGCGCCCGTCATCACCAGGACGCCGCCGGGAAACTCTTTCGAGAGGACCGTGTTCCCCGAATCGCGCGACCGCGGGCTCTGCACCAGCGCCCGAAGCACGTCCGACTCCTCGATCAACGGGTCGACACGCTGCTTCGAGTTGCGCTTGGCCATCTCGACCGTGGGCTGTATCGCCATCATCGGCCCCGGTGCCTGGTGGATGATGTAGCCGATCCAGTTGTTCCCGCACTCCGTGCCGCCGATCTGCGCGCCTTTCATGAACACGACCCGCTCGACGATCGAAGACGGCGAGAGGCAGTCCATGATCTCGCGCAAATAGGGCGTGCGATCCGTCCGCCACGGGCCCGGCTCGGCCGAAGCGCGTTGCGATAGCTTGCGGTACTTGTCCGCCCACTGCGAGATGGTCAGCAGTGGGTCTGGCCGCACGCCTCCGGCCGCCGCCGCGAAGTAGATCTCCTCAGCGGTGGGCGGCATCCGCGAACTCCTCCAGG